ATTTTATTTGCATTTCTAAGTGTGGTATGATTTATCTACCCACACTAAAACAGTGCAAGTGAATTACATCTAAGTCAGAAGATTTAGTATTTTACCCAACTTGGAACCTTAAGTTGACGTCTCTTTGCTTTTGTAGAAGAGATAAAGTTCTATTACTTTTGAAGAAGTAATAGTTAGTAGTATCTATGGGGAAAGTCCCTCTCACTGTGGTGTAATGTCACAGTTCGAGTTCAAATTACTAGAAACAATAAGATTATTGTTTCAATCACCTATTCTAGACAAGAAGTTGTTTTTCATTTAACTTCCAGTCAAGATTATGTATTTGTGATTGTATCAGGTAGGCTTTTAAGAACATTTGTGTTTAAGGCAACCTGTCTTTTACCATCATTAATTTGTTATGTTATTTTAAACAGTTAAAGGTGCTTCGATTGGATTCAATGATTATTAAACTTTTCAAGCGTTGGCTCTTCGCGACCCACTTGAAATAACTTTATTTAGTCTCCAGCTAAATTATTGTTACGACCGGCAACAATGTAGCCTCAACATGAGGAGAGTATATTGCCAACAGAAAGATAATCAATCCGAAATATTCACTACTGGACCAATTCCTGAATTCAGATGGCGGTTATAAATAAACAGAAAGATTTTTGTATAAAAAGATGGGAAGTATTATTCACCTGTTCTCGGGCAAGTATATATTGGCGAGGTTGAAAATTTCTTATGATGTCTTCCAGAAATGGAAGGATAGTTTGATCTAATTTTGACTTCAATGCTGATTGAGGAAACTGAGAACTGAGTATGTGTAAAGTACAATTTTAGAGAAGTGACCACAAAATACTTTCGTGACACGGATTTCTACGGGAATCCCAACTCATATACACTTTACTACAATACACATTGGTCATACATTGGAAATCTTGATGGAATTTGATTGTTTAATCAATCTCTTCATCATCAGTGTGATTCTTTTTTAGACAACCCAGTAATGTGGAAGCGAACGGCAGATCGGATCTGCCAAACCAATTACCATATCTATGTGCGACAACAATAGTAAACCAAAGCTGTACAACGACCAGGTAACATTTAAGTGGAACGGACAAGACGTTCCCATGCCAGGACCATATCAACAAATTCCTTCTGGAATACCAGTTGGTTCTTCGGCATATAAGAAGATCATGAGGCATCGTAAACATGATCGTAGAGCAAAATCAATTGCTAAATTGGATGCCTCGGATGACCAGATCAGTTGGTCATCACTAGGACTTCGTTCAACTGAAGAAGTGAAGGAAGTCGAACACGCTGCACAGAACAGCAGCACACAATTAGCGAACGGATGGTCTGTTCCACAGTACACAGTGGCCACCCGTTATTATAAAGCACGTTTAGCGAAACCCACGCTGACCCATCAATTTGAAAATATAGAAATTGAGGCAGCAAAATTTATATCCTTGTGGGAATCGAGAGGCTACGCTACGCTGCGTGGCCCGATTGGGACAGCTAAATGTACATTCGGTTTGTGTACTTGGATCTTTTCAGGTGATCTACCTCAGATCCGACAATTGATTGATGATGAAATCTTCAAAGAAACCGAGAAGACGCCTTGTTACCATGTAAGGCGAAGAATCATTCAATTTATTGCTCTTTCTCCATACGAAAATGTGTGTGTTCAATTCACAGGATTTGTGGGTTCTCCCAAATCCAATGTATCGAAACAACTTTTCGTGAGAGCATTGCAACATCTAGACTCTGTTATTCCAGCTTTTCAATCCGGAGAGGATGAATATGATGGATATATAGATGTTTGCCCAGAGTTTCAAACAGGAGATAAAGGTTTTCTTACTACTTGGAAATCTAATGTCATGTTCTCCGTGTTTGAAGATGCCAAAAAGTATGTAACGGATCAATTGACCCAGTTTTTTAGTAAATATGGGCGAGTGATTCTTTGTGTCGCAATTGGAGCAGTAGTTTCAGTTATTGCTTTTGCGATACTAACACCAACTTTGGCTAGATTGGTCACCCGATGGTTGATGGGTGATGAAATTGATGATAGTCTTCCTGAGCACCAAGGAAAGGAAGATTACATTCCAGTCCTTTCGGACATTACTCATGCATTGACAAAGTACATGAATGGCCCTATGGGAAATGTCAATGTTTGGGCTTCAGAGTTGTCCAAATCTGGAGCGCAACTCCGAAATATTGAGTATTTAATGATGTTTGTTGTAACCAAATTTTCAACTGTAGTTGATTATGTGAGTATGAAGATTTACAAAGTTCCATTTTTTGAGTCTTCACGACATGTGTTATGGGCTCAAACAGAGTTGTTAAACTTAACAATGGAGCTTAAAGCATTGACAAGTACTCAACTTACTAGAGCATCATCAACTCGTGTTGTGGCTATTTACACAGAGTTGGCGAAAATGAGTCAAATTTATGCAGGAATGGGACCTATTGGCCTTTCTGCAAAAATGGCAGTTGAGAATGTGATTCGCTCCCACAAAAGTTCATATGACTCCGCTATGCAATCTGTGTATGCTCCCACGACAAGAGTGGAGCCAGCTTGGGTTCATATTTTGGGACCACCAAATATGGGAAAGTCAACCTTCTCATATGCATTGGCGGCAACAGTTCATAAACATTTGTATGGATCATTTGATGAAGCGGATGTTTATCCCGTTAATGAAGCTAATGAATTTTGGGATGGATTCTATGGACAAAAAGTTATTTTTGTTGATGAACATTTAGCTAAGAAAGATGTAGAGACACGAGCGAAATTAGCTACAGAAATGATTCATGTTGTTAATAGTATGCCTCATCCAATAGTTAGTGCATCATTAGATGACAAAGGTAAGCATTGGATTGATTGCGACTTGGTTATTACGACTAACAATGATTGTCCGTATCCTTCTGAATTGGGTTTGAAAGACCCAAATGCCTATTATCGACGACGTTCTTTAGTTCTTGAACTCGTGGAAAGGGAAGGTGATTCGTATAGTTTTCGCTTGCATCCAATACTCCCACCATCAGGTAGTAGCTCCAATTTTGTTCATATTGAAAATGGAGGACAAGTTACCCAAAGAGTTTTGGATATAATAGCAGCCAAACGATCAGACTTTGCAAAATTAAAAGGCAAAACAACAACACCAGAACCTTATGGCACGGTTGATTCCAGTGCTTTTCGATTGGTTGGCGGAGCTGTCAAACCACAACCAAAGGCCTTCAAGCTTTCAGTTCGTGAGCAACGAAGTAATAATCCTGAGCACCAAGCAGGAGAGAGTGATGATGATGAACCATTAATAGAAGTTGAGGAGGAGGACAAACCACGACGAAAACGATTGAACGAGTCGATTCGAATTGATGGCCAAGAATTTGCATCCTTTGCTTATAAGGGCAAACCAGTTCCGCAACCAGGTATTCTCATGGAAAACTGCGCAGCTTATGATGCATATTTGAATCCTCTTAAAACAAAGAAGATTAACTTCAATGCGTATGCCACGCATGGCAACTTAGGACAATATATTGCCAATGCAACAGCTAATCTTCCGTACTCTCATGGAATTCAAATCCATGGTGTTTCTGTTTCGCAAAAAGACAAAGCATACCAATGGATGTCTGGATGGATGTATCCTTATCATCAAACAGGAGTAGATTTGTCTCCAGTAGAGTTTTTTAATGTCTTTCCACTACATTTTGTTGTGGCAGACACACCCTACAACTCTCAGGGATGGGCAAAAGCTTGCAAAGAAAAAGGCATTCCCCACCTAAAATTGGAGTGGTTGTTGGAAGTTTGCCAACATAAATTGACCTATGGAGATTTAATTAGGATGATTGATGGAGTGATCGCACCTAAAGATCACTTAATGCATCGAATAACAGCGAATTCTCGTGTGTTTTTGGCAAAATGGTTTGCAACATCAACCATGTTGTATTCATTGTTCAATGTTGAGGAACTTGAACATATAGCAAAACATGCACCAGATATTCTCCCATCTGGTTTAACCAATTACAACCATGCTTTTATTTCAATGAGAGCAATATGGGAATCAAAGTATGGTTTATCTCGTGAAATCATTGATAAATTACGAGATCCAAAATGGGTTCTTATTGGAACATTAGGGTTAGCAGCTTTGGCAACAATTGCTGTTAGCATTTATAAGTGGATTACATCATCAGGCTTGAATATTAAGGAAGAGATTGAACTGCAATCTGACAACAAGCATATGAATAATACACTTAAGAAGACCCTTCGAGCAAATCGACGACAAAGAAACAAGAAACAAACTGTTGTTGTTGAGTCTCAATCAGATGACCAACAGGTTGAATTTCATGCCCTAAATATGGGAATGACTGATAAGGTAGCAAACAATATTGAACACATAGTGTTCCACTATGATGACGGATCAACAGCGTCACAATTTTGTTTGTTTCTATATGGCAATAAAATGGTTACTGCTAGGCATCCATTTTTCCGAACAGATAAAAAGGTGGTAACACTTACATTCTCATTTGCCACAACAATGCCTTACAAAGCAGAGTTTTCTTCATTGTCATGCAAATTTGATCCAAAAAGAGATTTAGCATTTGTAACAGTTAAGAACTTCCCAGTGATGTTTGCAAACATTACAGGGCAAGGGTACTTGAAAAGTAAGGAAGCACGACCAACTCCAGGAACACTTGGAGCTACAAGGATATCTTTCACACCAGAAGGAGCCTTACACCTTATTCAAGGAGGAGCAATAACTGATTACAATGGCCCAACGGGAATCACAGATCAGATTCAAGTTGAGGGATGTATTAAATTTCCTGTAGGGGGAGCTAAGGGAATGTGCGGATTGGCATATGTGTTTGACAACACTAAGGTGTCATTCATCGCTGGTATCCATACAGCAGGAACAGACACGTTTTCAGTAGTAGCTCCACTGTTTGTTGAAGACTTACAGTATTTTGAAACGCCTGTTGAACAGCAGGCATATGAACCTATTGAATTAGCTGGATTTGTTTTGCCTGATCTCGCTCTTCTTAGAGAGATTAAGCCAAGTGCAAAAGAATTTACAGTTGTGGACAAGCCAAGTCCTTGTCCCTTGGGAATGAGAACAGTTGCTGAGTCATCGTATAACTTTGTTGGTCCTTCAACAACTAAGTTGCGTCAATCAATTGTCGCTTTGGATGAGAAAAATCCATTTTCAAATGACATGGCACCTGCAAAACTCAAGCCATTTGTTAATAAGGATGGTGTTACAGTATCACCATTAGCAAATAGCTTCAAGAAGTTTGAGAATAAGCAACTCAATGAATTGCCTATGGAATTCCATGAATTTGATGTTTGTGATGGTGTTTTGACACCAGACAAGCCTTGGGATCGCTTTAGGGAGTTAACTCTAGAAGAAGCAATAAATGGAGTCCCAGAATGGGGAAATTGCCATGGCATTGATATGGACACTAGTGCAGGTGTGGGATATGTCAATCAAGGGCTCAAGCGTAAAGACTTGTTCACTAAAGTCTATTCAAAACGCTATGAGCGTGAAATCTATGTACCAAAACGTGTAGTCCGTGAACAATACTACATGATGTACATGGATGTTAAGGCAGGAAAAATTCCGCGTTGTTTTGCTTTGGGTTTACTCAAGGATGAAAAACGACCAAAAGCTAGAGTAGAAGCAGGAGCATCTCGCCTGTTTTTTGCTGCTTGTCTTATCCATTTGTTGGTTTCACGAACATTTTTGGGAGGACTTATTTCGGCGTCAGAAACCAATGTGTCCCAATCAGACATCATGGTTGGCATTAATCCCCTTGGACCAGAATGGGGATTGTTGTTTGATCGGCTGACCCATGGAGGGGATTTTAAACTTACATCCACAGATATTGAGGGATGGGATATTAATTTTATTTTAATTACAGTGTTAATATTTGGTAGAGCACTACGAAATTTCTTTCCAGATAAACCGAGTGACCTCATTCGAGGAGTTATTTGTATCCTATGGTCTTCGGTTAATCCCTTTGTGTTCATTGGCAATAAAGTGTTTTGGATGTGGATAATGTGTTCAGGCACTTTGGCTACATCTTGGTTCAACTCAGTAGCCAATTCTATGTTGCATCGAGGATTGTTCAAGATAATGTTGAAGGATTTTATTGCATCTCCTCAATTTAAAGAAATCAAAGATCAAGATTGGTTTCTTACTTTAACCTTCGACATAGCTATAAAAGCAGGATTCTTTGGTGATGATAATTCACAAGGAGTCCATCCTAATATGCAGAAAATTTACAATGGTGTAACTCTTTCAGAATACAGAAAAAGAATCCTTAATTGGATTACAACAGATCCTTTTAAAGGATTGGAAATTAAAGAGTTTGACACATACGACACAACAGTGTTGTTAAAGCGATTTTTCCGCAAAGAAGGGGGATTAACTCGAGGACCCTTAGAGAAAAAAGCCATTGAAGGGATAGTTCAATGGTATGTTAAAGGAGATAATCCTGATGCCGTCCAACAGGCAATAAATATGCACGTAGCCATACGCGAATCATATTTTTGGGGACGTGAGTACTTCACGTTAATGTTAACAACATTGCAACCATATTTGCGTCATCTTAGTTCTATTTCGCAACAAGATCACACGTTCAAACAAACGTATGATGAACTAGATGAGCAGTGGCTTAGTCAATTCTAATCCCAAGTCGTCAGCGGTGACGTTAAACACCTGCCAGAGGTGGCTATAATACGCAAAAGTTCAAAATTATAAAAATAGGAAAATATAAAGTGTTAAAGACCAGAGTTACGCCACTTTAATGAGGCCTAATGTTCTGATTCAAACAGTGACAGGGTAGCACAGGCGACTAGGTGCTGCAACTACTTGTTTGATGGAATTCGCCACCATGCAGTATGTGACATGATGACCCGCTTGTCACAATGAAATTCCGGGTTTCTATTCAAGTTAACAATCAGTTGGTTGAAAAAACCACTCAAAATACAGTCAATGGAATTGACCAGTGTGAGGCAAACATTAAGTTTGAAGACGTTTCAGAAAAGGTTGAGCAGTGCCTCCCTTTGTCAAATGCTTATGTAGCTTTGCTTGATCCTTTTCCACCACAGACTCCCAATGCTTATTTAAGCAAGGAATACAAGATAGATTCCATAACTATTGATGACACTTTTGTGCCAGGCACCTTTCGAACATGGGTGTTTCCAGATGATCTATTTGCCGTTCCTCAGATTGCAGATGTGATCAAACACTATCGTTATTTTCGATCGGATGTTCAAGTTGATTTCAGATTTACACCTTCGGCGTTTCACCAAGGTTGTGGACAGATTTCCTTTGTTCCTTTGAGCGAAGATCCAGATCCTGGAGTCACAGGAGTTAATCCCATCTACAGATGGTCCGCTTGTCAACCTGTAGATGTTTCCTTTGCAAGCCAGCAATCAGCAACCATATGTTTACCTTATCTCAATCCAGCTCCTTACATTGATTTGGTAAAAACAGCGCCCACTATCCCAGCAGGCTTGATTGGATCAGTAGTTTATTCACAAATAACACCTTATCGAGTCATCTCAGATGTAGGTTCATTCCAGCTTTCAGTTTGGGCAAAGTTCATAAACCCAATTGTAGCTGGACCTATTGCTCCTACCGCATCAGCGAAGCGAACTCGAAAAGTGCCAGCTCATCAATCTGATCAAAGTTCTTCTTCAAGTATTCGGGCCTCACCCGAATCTCATAACACTCGACGCTATGTTGACCCTGAGTCCCTTGTTAAAACAACAAGTGATGCTTTAGTTTCTGGAGTTTCAAATGGACCTTTATCTCCAGTAATCAAAGCAGTGGGCTCAGGAATGACTTTTGCAGAAGATGTTACAAAAGCAATTACTTCATTTTTTGGGCTTTTTGATAAGCCCACTTCTGTGAAAAGTCCATCTCCCATGATGCCTCAATTTGGGAGAGATTTTACGTTGACATCAGGCTTAGATTCAAGCCTTAGAATTGGACAACATCCAACATCCAAGTTAGCAACTACAGGTGTTTTCTCAATGGAAACATCTCATATTACAATGGCTAAGTTAGCCCAAATACCAATGTTGCACCATGTTGATTTTTTCAATTCTACGCGAAGCACTTTCGATTTAAAGTTGCGTCCAAAATTAACACTATCATCAGCAGAAACTAATTACACACGAGACTATTTTCATTATGTTGCTGCATCGCATCGAATGTGGCGTGGTTCAATTAAGTACCGCATAAAGTTTGTATGTGGCCAATTTATTAAAGCTCGTGTTCAAATCTCTGTTCGATTCTCTGGTGCTGTTGATACAACAGGTCAGATATTTACCAGAGTTATTGAAGTGAATGGAGAAACTGAAACCTTGCTAAGTGTTCCATTCTTGTTAAATCGTTATTGGTCCTATTATGACGAAGCTGATGCATACGAAGACATTCCTGTTTTACAATTTACACTAATTGATAGTGTAGTTGGAGGCTCTACAGCGGATGATCCCACAGTTGATGTCATTATTTGGCGAGCAGCCGGAGAAGACATTCAATTCGCTGGACTACAAAGAGCCCAATACACTTCACCTATTTTTAGTGAAGCACCCGAACACCAAACTTCCCTCCGTGAAGTTTTTTCCAAGCCATTTGATTCCGTGGTTTGTGATTGCAAGAAAGCAATGGAATTAGGTTATTGTACAGATGACCTTTCAACAACAGTAGCAGACGCCATGAAGCGTTACGTTGGACATCCAAATGTACCCACTGAAGTATCTTTTCAGTATGATTGGTTGGATCCTAACAATGGCTTTGCTGCTTCCGTCGCCTTAAACTCTGTGTTCAGTGAACCATTTTGGTATTTCAAAAAACTATTTTGGTTTTGGCGCGGAGATCTACGTTTTCGATTTATAAGTCAAGGCGATGGCGTAGATGGAGTGATGAAGGCAACTTTAGCACCCTTATCAGGTTCCGATTACAATGAAGCAAATGGGCATATTTATACCCACTCGAAGCATAACCCTGAATTGCAATTGGAACTACCTTACTCATCTTGTTATCCGTACATACCCAACCAGGGAGGTATGAGTACACAAATCAACTTTACCCAACTCACTGATACGCAAAGTGTTCTTGGATTTAAAGTTGATACATCGGGATCCACCGGCAATTACATTGCAGCCTCTGATAATTATGTGTGTGGCATGTTAGCACCACCCCCGTACTGCGATGGACCCGCACCCCCTGCTTCAAAAAAGACTACGAATGTGAAAATTCCAACAACCACTTCTAGTGCTTCTGCTCTTAAAAGAAGTACTAAGCCAAGTGGCAGATTGGAGCTCACCGGCTGAGTTGAACGCACCACTGTTTCAACTCTGCTGGGTAGCAGCTAACGCATTTTAC